CGGCCCTTCGTCGTCGGCGAGAAGAAGGTCCAGAAGTAGCCGCGAGGCCAGAGTCTGACATGACCCCGCAGACCAAGGCGACCATCCAGCGCATAGCGGCCATGCTCATCGGGGCCCTGCTCATCGGCCTCGTGACCGCCGTCCTCTCCCACTCCAACCGGATCACGGCCATCGAGGTCAAGGTTCAGAACATCGTCGAGAGTCAGGACGACATCAAACAGGCGCTCGAGACGAACCGGAAAGAGAACAACGCCCAGCACGAGCGGATCCTCGATGAGATCAAGGGGCTGAGGAAGTAGGCCCGCCTCATGCGCAATAAGATCACCGCCCACCAGCGCCTCTTCGTCCACGAGTACATCATCGACTTCTGCGGGACGAGGGCGGCGATCCGGGCGGGCCACCCCAGGAACTCGGCCAAGGTCTACGCTTCGCACACCCTGGCCCTGCCGCACATCAAGAAGCTCGTCGAGAGGCTCAAGGCCAAGAAGCTCGGCAAGCTCATCATGACGCGGGAGGAGATCCTCCGGGAGCTCACGATCATCGGTGGGCTCAGGCCGAGCCAGGTTTATACGCAAGTGGAGGGTGGCGAGCTACTGGTCAAGTCCTTTGAGGAAATGGGCTCGGCCCAGGGTGCCATCGCTGAGATCAAAGAGGACCGCATCATCAAGGAGGTGGTCGGGGACAACAAGAAGCCCGACACGACGATGGTCCTGTCCGATAAGCGCACTCTCAGATTCCACGACAAGATCCGGGCGCTCGAGCTCCTGGGTAAGCACGAGGGCCTATTTCCCACGAAGGTCGAAGGGGAACTGACCGTCCTGGCGAAGCTTTCCGTCGAGGCTATGAAGAAGTCGGCCAAGGAAGTCGAGGATGCAGCCGCAGACGAGTGAGCGCGAGACCAAGGCCGTGATGGCCGAACTCTACAAGAGTTGCCAGGCCGATCCCTGCTTCTTCGTGGAATGGGGGCTGGGCCATCTCACCTGGAGTAAGCAAAGAGAAATCCTGCGTTCCGTTCGGGACAACGAGCGCACGGCCGTTCGGGCCTGTCACGGCGTCTCGAAGACCTATACCGCCGCCGAGATCGCCGTCTGGTTCCTCAACTGCATCCCCAACTCCAAGGTCATCACCACGGCTCCGACCTGGACGCAGATGAAAATGCTTCTCTGGTCCGAGGTCAACGCTGTCTATGCCCGGAGCCGGATCAAGCTCGAGGGCGAGTGCCTGATGACCGAGATCAAGACGGACGAGAAGGATCACTACGCGATCGGCTTCTCGACCGACACGCCGGCCAGGGCCGAGGGCTGGCACGCACCGGCGATCCTCTTTATCTTTGACGAGGCCAAGGGGATCCCGCAGTGGCTCTGGGACGCGGCCCGCGGCTCCATGACGGGCGGGCTCTGCCGGTGGCTCGTCCTTTCGACGACCGACGGCGTTCAGGTCGGCGAGCAATACCACAAGATATTCAGCTCAGAGAATCACGGCTGGAACAGGATCCATATCTCGGCCTTCGATACGCCCTACGTCACCGGCGAGAAGTTCCGGATGATCGAGATCCCGAACGCGAGCCGGCCGGACATCTTCAAGCGCAAGACGATCGACCCCAAGGACATCACGATCCAGATCGCAACCCCGCGCTACATCGAGGAGTGCCGCAAGGAGTGGGGCGACGACTCGGTTCTCTTCCTGACCAAGGTCAAGGGCGAGATCGTCGACGCCGGCGCCGACTCGATCATCAAGCTCTCCCAGGTCGAGCAGATGGTCCGCAACGCCGCGGACGAGAAGTTCAGCGCCGAGGGCCAGGAGGAGGGCGGCGTCGACGTGGCCCGGGGCGGGACGGACGACACGGTCATGTTCCACCGGAAGGGGCTCAAGATCGTCGGCCAGAAGATCCTCGCGTCGCCTCAGTTGCCGGAGAAGGCCAAGCTCGTCTTCATCGCCGACGAGGTCAAGCGGTTCTACGCCTACGGCAAAACGATCCCGATCAAGGTGGATGACACGGGCGTCGGGGGCGGCGTGACCGACATCCTCCAGGCCGGCGGCTACAATATCGTCCCGGTCAACTTCGGAGCCGAGGCGAATGAGCCCGACAAGTACACGAACACGATCTCGGAGATGTGGTTCGAGGCCGGGAAGATCGTCCACGAGATCGCCTGCGCCGCGTCCGACCGGCTCAAGGCCGAACTCGTCAACCGGAAGTCGAAGCCGCTTGATAAGAAGGGCCGGCGGGCCGTCGAGTCCAAGGACGACTACAAGGGCCGCGGGTTCCGCAGCCCCGACGAGGCCGACGCTTTCCTGCTCTGCTTTCACAACCCCCACAAGGAATGCGGATTCGAGGCGCACTGAATTGAATATCTTCGATCGCTATTTACAGAAGCGCGGGTTCATGAAACGGACCGACCTGGATGTAGAGCAGAAGAGCGCCGGGTTCATGGAGCTCGAGGTCGGGCAGTACCCGGCCGGCCGCGTCGAGATGGACTCCGGCATCGCCTACCGGGACTTCAACGACGCCTTCCGTCAGCTGCCGTGGCTCTACGCGGCGGAGATGGCTGTCGCCACGGCCGCAATGAAGGCCATTCTCCGGGTCTATCACGAGAAGCGCAAAAAGACCGGAGACGTGGAGAAGACCGAGGCCCAGGGCGAGCCGGTCAACGCGGTCCTGGCCAGGCCCAATCCTTTCTGGTCCTACCGCGAGTTCCTCCAGACGACCGTCATCAACCTCATGTCGACCGGGAACCATTTCTGGAACCTGGTCGGAACCAGGAACACGGAGCCGGTCGAGATCAGTTCGTCCAATCCTCCGGTCGAACTTTGGTGGGCGAAGCCCGAGTCGATCACGGTCTTGGCTGGGCCAGCGGGCGAGGTCGCGGGCTACGAGTACACCGGACCGCAGGGAAAGCCCAAGAAGCTCTCGGCGTCGGAGATCATCCACTTCCGGCTCGTTAACCCCGACAGCTACTTCCTGGGCCTCGGCGTCGTTGCTCCGGCGAAGACCTCGGCAATCCTGGAGTTCAACGCCCAGGCCTACAACCGCGCCTTCCTGGAGAACGACGGGACGCCGCCCTTCATCTTCACGAACGGGCCGCAGGATGAGACGCAGCGGAAGAGGTTCTGGACGGCCTGGGACGAACGGCACAAGGGGCCGAAGAAGGCCAACCGTGCCGGGATGATCTGGGGCGAGATGAACATCAAGGAGCTCGGCACATCGCCCAAGGACGCGCAGTACATCGAGATGCGAAAGATGAACCGGGAGGAGATTCTGGCCTGCGCAGGCGTTCCCCCGTCGATCGTCGGGCTGCTGGAGTACGCGAATTACTCGAACATGGAAGTACAACAGCGGAAGTTCTGGGAGGACACGGTCATCCCGATCCTGAACATCATCGCCGATAAGCTGACACTCTGCCTCGGCCCGCACTTCGGCGATGACCTGGTCTTCGAGTTCGACTACTCCGGCGTCAAGGCCCTCCAGGAGAACGAGGAAGGGAAGGCGCGGACAGCGTCGATCCTCATTTCGAACGGCATCAAGACGCCGAACCAGATCATCCAGGAGCTCTACCGCGGCGAGGGGTACGACGGCGGCGATCAGTACTACATGGGCATAAGCCTGCTGCCGGTCGGCACCGACGGGAAGGGCCGGGCGGCCAAGCGTCTCGGTCTGGCTGCGGGCAAGAAGACCGGCCGGGCCTCTTTCTGGCGCGACAACGAGGAGCGGGCCAAGGCCTACTGGCTGGCCTTCGAGCGGAGGGTCGCGGCCCGCGAGCGGGCGATGGCCCCCGAGGTCGAAAGCTTCCTTCTCAAACAGGCTGCCAATGCGGCCAAGGAGATCGCCAAGTACCATCACCTATCCGACGTGAGGATTGGTCAAGTCTTCGACATCGAGGCCGAGGTCAAGGCCTATAAGAAGAAATTCGAAGCGCGCTACCGGGACGCTTTCGAGAAGGCCGAAGCGGCCGGCGAGGCCGCCGCGACCGGCAAGCTCTACGACATGGCGGACGAAGGGAAGGCGACGAAATACACCGGCATTACACCGGAGCAACTCGCCAAACTGGTAGCCCAGATCGAGAAGAGCGCCAAGTTCTTCAACGAGACGACATGGAACGTCATCAAAGACGGTCTGCTGGACGGCGAGGCCGCGAATATGACGACCCAGGAGGTGGCCCAAGCCATCCGCGATCATCTCGAAGCCCTATCCCCGGGCCGGTCTCGCAGGATCGCCAGGACCGAGATGGCCAGGACGGAGAACTGGGGCGGGCTCGAGGGCTATCGACAGAATGAGAACGTGACCGGCAAGGGCTGGATGTGCTCATTCCTCGAGGACTCGAGGGATGCCCACATAGCGGCCGACGGTCAGGAGGTCGGGATCGACGAAGACTTCATCGTCGGCGGGGAACGGCTGGCCTACCCGGGCGACGACCGGGGCTCGGCCGAGAACACGATCGAGTGCAAGTGCACGACCTATCCCGTCGTATAGGAGAGACAGAATGAACAAGCGCGACATCAAACCCGACGTGCTCATCCGCCGTCGGCTCAACGTCGAGGACATCGACATCAAGACGATCGATTCGGAGACCCGCACCATCTGGCACACGATCAGCCGGGAGGTCGAGGACCGCATGGGCGACATCGTGCGGATCGGCGGGGGCGACTTTACGAACTTCGAGAAGAAGCCCGCCGTGCTCTACGGCCACGACTATCGGTCCATGAACCCCATCCCGGTCATCGGGCGGAACGTCGGATTCAAAGTCGAGGGCGACAGGCTCTACGCCGGTACGCAGTTCCTCCCCGTCAACACGCCGGGCATGAGCCAGGGGATGCGAGACCTCATCAACGACAACTGGCTGCTTCAGGAAAAGAACCTGCTCGGCTGGTCGATCGGGTTCATGGCCAAGAAGTGGGACGCGATGATGGAGAACGGCTCGTTTCTGGGCTACGACATCAAGGAGTGGGCGCTGCTGGAATACTCCTCGGTCATCATCCCCGCCAACCAGGACGCCGTAAATGACGCCATCAAGGGCGGGAGAATCACCGGGGCGGTCGTCAAATACTTCGACCTCGGAAGCGGGCAGGCATCCACGGATCCCGCCGCAAGCAAAGCCTCTCAGCAAGCGGGCGAAGAGCCCGAAGTCATAGAAACCAAGCCGGCCAATGAACCGGCGGCAGATCCCAAAACACAGCAAACCACAGGAGGTACTATGCTGGAAAAAATCATCGAGAAGCACTCCAAGGGCGAGGAACTGACGCCCGAGGAGAAGGAGTTCTGGACCAAGTACCAGGCCGCGATGGCCCCCAAGGCCGCGGCCGCCCCGAACCGTACCCTACAGCTGGTCGATACGACGCCTCGGGGCGATGTCCGGATGATCAAGAGGTTCTACGGGGCCTCGCCGGACGATGACAACCAGAAGTGGCTGGCCGACGATCCCAAGACTTACACGCCGGCCGAGAAGGAGCTGGTCGGGTTCCTGGACGATGCCTATATCGTCTCCGCAATCACGAAGCGGAATCCCCGTCATCTCAAGATGTGGGATTCTTTCTTTGGCCGTTCCTCGGCCCTGAAGAAGGCGATGGATACGGCCACGGCCACGGAAGGCGCCGAGTGGATCCCGACGCTCCTCAGCGAGAACTTCATCGAGAAGTTCCGCCTCGAGGCCAAAGTCGCCGCCCTGTTCGATGACATCCCCATGCCGCGCAATCCGTTCAAGCTTCCGTACGTCGGCGGCATGAGCGCGGCGAATTTTTACCTGGTCCCCGAGTCGATCAGCGACAGCCCCACGGCGTCGCCCGCCTCGACGATGGCGACCGGTGACCAGACCCTCACGGCCAAGAAGCTCAAGGCCCGCACGTTGTGGTCCGACGAGTTCGACGAGGACTCGATCCTGGCTGTCCTTCCAATCCTCAAGAAGGAGCTGGCGATCGGCGGCGCGGAGGCCATCGAGGACTGCATCATCAACGGCGACACCACGGCCACCCATCAGGACTCGGATGTCACCGAATCGACGGACCGCCGGAAGATCTGGAACGGCTTGCGCGACCAGTGCCCGAGCGGGACCAAGGTCGACCTCGGCACCTTCGCCACGGCCACCCTGCTTTCCATCCTCACGAAGATGGGCAAGTACGCAGTCAACCCGAAGGAACTCGCCTTCATCACCGGGGCGCGGGGCTACAACTACCTCCGCAATCTGACGGAGACGCTGACCGTCGACAAATACGGGGCCCAGGCGACCATCCTCAACGGCGAGCTCGGCAAGCTGGCCGGCATCCCCATCATCATCTCCGAGTCCATCCGCGAGAATTTGAACGCGACTGGCGTTTACGACGGCTCCACCACGGACAATACGGTCATCCTGGTCGTGAACCGGAGGGCCCTCATGCTCGGTACCCGCGGGGCGGTCAAGTTGACCTTCGTTTCCGAGGGTCAGGTCGACCAGAACCAGCTCATCATGAGCTTCCGGAAGGCCCTCGCCTACCGCTGGACCGCGAGCTCCACCGTCACCCCCATCGGGCTCGCTTACAACGTGGCCGTCTAAGGCCTGAGCGCATAAGGAGGTAACCATGCGCGA